ACATTGTTCTTGGTCCCATAACTTCTGCTTTGCCGCCTTTTTTCATACCTAATACTCCCATGTCTTTAGCTGCTGGCATTGCTTTACCAGCACCAATTTTGTTAATCTTACCACCCTTTTTAAGTTTAGATAAATCAGTATGTGAGCCTTTATGTTCTTGAGCATCGTGCATTTTGAATGCTTTCTTAACAATAGCTTTGTCCTGTTTAATATCTTCTTTCATTGATTCTTTAGCCATAATAACTCCTTATTTACAATTCCAACGTTTTAGTGATGCTGCTTTTCTTGTTGGTCTACCTTTTTCATCTTTCATAGGTCCAGGCATTCCAGACATTCTAGCACAAAAGGATCTTTGTCTTGCACCACCTTGAGGTTGTGGAGCTTTTAAATGAGACCCTGTAGCTCTATTATATTTAGCACGACCTTTAGCTGTTAAACCTGCACCTTTAGATACTGGTAATTTCTCACCACGTCCAACTGCTAAAGACACGCCACCTTTTTTAAACTTTTTACCTTTATCAGCTGCCGAAAAATCTTTACCAACTGATTGTTTAATTCCAACTTTTTTAGCGAAAGCAGGTGAATGAGCCACAGCTTCCATTAATTTATGTTGTTTTTTAGAAACACTAGGCATTACGGTTTTTCCACTTTTTATATAGCTCTTGAACTGTTTTGGTTTCCCATATACGAATTGTAGTCCATACAATGGTCCATAAAGCAGCAATACCAGGAAGAATTTGTGTTAAAGCTCCTAGTAATGTAGCTATTGAAGTCCAATCAATAATATGCTTTGTGTGTTCGTTAATTTCGTGAATTTTAGTCAGCATAATTTTATCCGTAACAAATAGTACAAGAATTAACATTGGTTAGAGATGCATAAATGCCATTGTAAGCAAGTATACCTTCACCAGGTAAAAGAACTGGAATTCCTAATACGTTAGCTCCAAAATCAAATTGCCATAAAATATTACCTGAAGCAGCAGATGCATTATCATAAAGAATAAGCGTTCCTGCTGTACCATTACTATTAAATGTGATTTGTCTTAGACGAGTACGATAAGTTACTAATGCCGCTGAGGTATTAGTGTGTGCTGATTTTATATCAGTTTGCATCATAATTAATCTCCTTTATTTTAAGACAGGGGACCGAAGTCCCCTAGACTAATTATACTTGTGATGGGTTAGCTGAACCGTCAGAACCACGTACAACATAGGTAATTTGAAGTAAACCAGCACCAGCTGTTACAGTACCAAATGTGTAAGTAATAATAGCATCAGTTGTACCAACGTTTGTAACTAAAGTTGGGTTTGATGTACCAATTGCTAAAGCTTGTTTACCAGTAGCACCAGTAGAAACAGTAATTGCTGAAGTAATAGCAGAGCCATTAACATAAACAGTAATTGTACCTGTACCACCTGAAGTAAATGCTGTTGTTTGGAATAAATCAACTGAAGTGATTGAAGCGCCAGCAGGTAAAACAAATGCTTGAGTAGCAGTGCCGTCTGTATAAGCTACAGAAGCTTGTTGAGCAACAAGAGTTGCACCCATATTGCGGATTGTACCAGCAGTTGTACCAGTAGTATTTTTAACAGTACCCAATAACCATGGGCCTAAATGTGAAGCGAAAGCCATAATATTTTCCTTATGCAAAAGTCCTTTTACCATCTTTGCATCGTCTGCTGGGACAGCTGGTAAAAGTAGAATTACCCAGTTATAAGAATCATACTACAATTTAAAATAAAAGCAAATAAAAAAGGGGCCGAAGCCCCTAATTTACTACTTATTTATTCATTACGTACATTGTCACTTCAAAGCCAAATCTCATTTCAGTTGCTGCTGGTTTTGTCCACATATTGTTCTCCTTAATAGATCAATTGTTCTCTTTTTCAATACACACGATGTGTATAAGTGCATGATACTCTTATGATTTGCCTGTGGAATACGTAAAACCATGAATTACAGATAAAAAAAGAGCCCACGTTTTAAGTGGGCCCCTTAGTAAATGCGTAGCTAATTAAACTCAGCTCGCACCTGGAGAACCGTACATACCGAGCGGATCTGACCAGCCAAATGAATAACGTTCACGTGATTTATAACGAACGTTACCAGTGTCAAAGTCACCGTCCATTGAATTTTGCAATGGAGTACGTACAAAGTGTTTCATACCGTTAGGAACATCAGTTGTTAAGAACCAACCGTTTGTATCTGTCAAGAAGTGGTTAATTGTGTAACCTTCTGGGATAGAACCGTTGTTCTTAATTGCATTAATGTCGTTATCAGTAGTACCAACACGTAATTCAGTTTCGAGCAAGCGTGTTGCAACGAATTGAAGTGCAGGTGGAACTACTAATTTTTTAGGTTTAGCAGCGATCAAGAGACCACGTTCATCAGTCCAAGCTGCGATTTGAATAACTGCATTTTCCAATGAAGTTTCGTTCAAGTCAGCTGCTGTTGATGGAGTGTTGCTGTTTGTACCGCCGTTAACAAGTGAGTGCTGTGTTGAGAATAATGGAGCACCATCACCGCCTGTGTAAGCAGCATTGAAGCCATTATTAAGAACTGCAGCAGCCTTAACTTGTTTTGTATAAGCCATAGCGCGAGCTAGTGCTTTTGTGTAACGTGCAGATAATGAATCATATAAGTTATCTTCAATAGCTTCTTCAGTTAAGCTGAAGCCAAGAGCGATAGTTTCATGATTGTATCGTGCAGTCCAAGCTTCTTGAGCATTGTCATAAGCGATGGCAGAGCCTTCGTTTTTAACAGGAGCTGCTGAGAAACCTGAAAGTTTTGTTTCTTCTTCAAAAGAACGCTCAGAAGTCTCTGTTTCATAGATTTCTTTATGTTCTTCACCATATCTTGCATACTCTAAACCAAACAAAGCGTTAAGGCCTGGGAGTAATTCTTTTAGTAACTGTGCGCGTGAAATAGCCATGTGTTATTCTCCTTAAGCTGACGCTTGTGCTACGTAGTACTCATGAGCGCCAAAGTTTAATTTAACTTTAACTTCTGGGTACATTGTAAACACGATTGTTGAACCAGACGGAATAGCGCCACCTAGTGGAGCTACGTTTGCAAGTACTGTTGTACCGCCCGCCGCTACGTTTGCTTGTACATAAGAACCTGTCTCAACTAATTGACCATTAGAAGCAATGTAAGCAATATCAGCACCTGCTAAAACAGCACCTGACAAGCCAGAGCCTGTTAATGTAATAGTTGTTGAAGATGAGGAACCTGTACCTGTAACTGCATAAGCTGACTCAGGAATTAAACCAACTACACGTAATGGGAACGCTGCTGTTGTAGCAGGAGCACCAGAACCTGATAAAGCTTGGATAGCATTTAATGAGTCACCTGTATTCACGTTACCTGTTGCATTGTCGATCATTTGTAAGTTTTGACCTACAACTGCTAATGCAGCAGCGCCAACTGTTGTTGTTGCAGAGCAAACAACGCCTTGGAATACTGTATCTGGATCGTCAGCAACAATAGCTACTGCATCGCCAGCTAAAGTACCTGATGGCCAGTATTGTGAAAATGTTTTTTGTTTTGTTACTGGGTTTGTATATGAACAGCCCAAGAACACACCCACGAGACCAGAACCACCAGCTGAAGTAACAGCTAAACGGTTAATGAATCCACGTGCTAATGAAACGATGTCGCCATAAAAAATATTGGTTGCATAGCCATATTGAATTGGCAAGCTACGTGTTGAGCCTGCAAATACTTGACCACCAATAAGATTAATTGGCTTTAGTCCGTAAGGACTAGCTACGACTGGATAAGCCATTTAAAACTCCTTAATTAAAAATTATTTACCTTTGCCAAACGTGGTGCTAGATTTTCTTTCTTGGAAGAGAGGCATTCTAGGATCACTTTGACGCATTAAATTATTATCTACAGCTTCTGTTTGAGATTGAGTCAAGTTATTGTAATGTGCATTACGTTGGTCGACTAACTCTTGAGGAGTTTTGCAGAGTAATAATCCGCCGATTTCGATATTGTCTTTAAAACGACTATCTGGATCGACTAACAGTTGAAATTTAGGTTGTTCTTCAATCCTTACAGGTTCCCAACCTTCTCTTAATTTTCCTGAGATATTACGTGGGTCTGCAGTATTTAGGGTTGAAACACGAATCCATCTGTACGCGTAACCTGCTTGTTTATCTGGCTCTGGTAAGAGCTCTGGAGCTGACCACTGTTTAGGTCTCTCCGCTAAGTCACGAGTTTCTAATTCACGAGTTGTTCTTACATTATTTACTTCATTGTTGCTGTTTTTAATATCAGACATTTTAAGACTCCAATTTTAGTTGTGCACTAGCATATTGCTCAGGGGTTAGACCAAGTTTTTTGGCTAACGCTACTTGCGTTTTACTTAATACGATTTTTTTAGAGGACGTACTACGTTTTGCGGGAGCAACTACTGTGCTAGGTTTAGATTTTTGTTGAGGCTTTTCAGCTTCATCTGTTTTTGATGCGTCGAGACCAAACTCTTCTGGGAAGCGATGTCTCATTTCTTGATCTATTTTGCTATAATACTCGTCTGTACCAACAAAAGCAACACCATAAGTGTTAGCAAGTTCATTATGGTACGAAATAGCGTAATTTTTTAGCTTTGACTTGCTCGGATCAACATACCATGAGTTATTTGCAACCCATTTTGCTGTTTTTGCGTCCATTTGAGCAGGTTTTTGCTGCGTATGTTGTCTTTGTACACTAAAATCTTCATCTTGTACAGGATTTTCTGTAGTCGGCTTGAAATTTTTAGCTTTATCTAGCTTAAGACTCGCATTAACTATCTCTTGTTGAGCTTCTAATATCTTGTCTGGGTCCCCAGATTCATAAGCTTCTCTATAAAACTTCTTAGCTTTTTCTAATTCTAGGTTAGCATTGACTTGATAGTTAGTAATTAATTCTTTTTCGCCCGAATGTAGCATAGTTTTAAGACGTTTATTCTCTTCTAGTATGGATTGCGCCATCGCTAGAGCTTCTTGTTGCTCTTTTAAAGCAGCTTCTTTAACACGTCTTTCATCATGCCACGCTTTTTTGTACTGCTTAAACTTCATCTTAACGTTTTTTGAAAAATCGTCAGACTCATCAGCAGACTCAAGTTCGTTAACTACCTCTTCAGGTAAAGGTTCTACGTTACGATCCTCTTCGGGGGTGTCATCAACAACCTCAACTTTGACCTCTTCGTCACCATCGCCTTCAATCTCTATATCTAATTTTGCTTCAGTTTCTTTTTCCGCTTCAATTTCATCGGGAAACTTAAACTCTTCTTTTTCTGTAGCCATATATTTCTCCTATGAGCTTCTTCTGATGCCACGTGGATCTTGCACAACTGCTTCCACTGAATCATCATTTATCATTCTAAAATCCTTGCCGTGAATAACTAAGCGAGTGCCAGCATTTGGCCGAACAATCACAAAGTCACCTTTTTTACACCAAGGTCCTGTGGGGAATTTTCTTTCGTCTTTATATGCATCAGGTCCCACTTCAACTACAAATAATACTGTAGCTAATAGTTCTTCCCTTTTTATATAATCGTCTGATAATTCAATTCCACCTTCTGTTTTCTTTTCCACTTCAGGTACTGCACATAAAATGCGATAGCCTGATGGGATCGGAACTTGTCTTGCCCTATCTTCTAGAGCAATATCTTCTTGTACTTCAGC